TCTACAAACCTGCCGGTGACGATTAACACCGGGGCCAGCATATCTACGGCTCAGTTTCCGACGGGCATGAGTTCGTCGATGCTGTTTAATGGAACAAGCGGGTATGTGTCGATTCCAAATGGTGGCATATTCCAGTTTGGCACCGGCGATTTTACTATTGAATGGTGGCAGTATCAAACAGGGGCCATTCCTTACCCTAGAGTATTTTCCATTGGAACATATCCAACGGCATTTGGAGTAAGTATTGAATCTGGTTTTATATATTACTGGACAAATACATCAACAGCAGTAACAAGAAGCGCTCCAGGGCTATCAAGTACTTGGGCACATATAGCGGTTGCAAGATCAAGCGGTGTCACTAGAATATTTCTAAACGGCACTCAATTGGGTGCAAACATACCTGACACAGCTAACATTAGTAATTCTTCAACCGCATTAGTTGTGGCGGCAGAAACTATACCGTCGGTTAATACATATTTTAGTGGCTACATTTCAAATTTTCGTAGCGTCAAAGGAGCAGCGCTCTACACCAGCAACTTCACGGTGCCATCGGCTCCTCTTCCGCTATCCGTCACCGTCCCCAACTACGTCACCAACAACATCTATGGAGTGAACCAAATACCATGACATGGACAAACACAAACGGTGACACCAGCCCGACCCGGCCTACGAGGGTACGCTTGCCGGACTGCACGACCCGGACGATGGAGGCCGTCACCGACGAGATTCTGGTGGAGTCTGGCTGGTCGTGGGTTGAGCCGGTGATCACATCGGAAACGGTGGTGGAGCAGGTGGTTACTGGTACAGTTTCGACTAGCGAGGAATAACATGGCTCTCAAGCTTTCCATCACCAACAGCAGCGTCGGCGTACCGTTCACCGAGGCGTATGCGCGGATCACCAACATCTTTGCCAACAAGGATCAATGCCAGTACCAAGTCGCCGTTTACGCCACCGCTGATGCTCGGCACGCCAACGCGCAGGATGTGGCGCAACACGCCTTTTACTGCCCGACTCCGCAAGGCAATCTCATGGAAGGGCTGTACGCTGACTTGAAGAATCAAGTTGGGTTCGAAGGCGCAGAGGACTGCTGATCATGGAAACCGAAATCGACCCGATCAAGTATGGCGTTCTGTGGGAGCGTGTCCAGACAATGGACAAGAAGATCGACAAGATGGAGCGCCAGCTTGAGGAACTCGTCGCCCTGGCGAACAAGAGCAAAGGCGGCTTCTGGATGGGTATGACCATCGCCTCAATGGCGGGGGGCTTCATCACTTGGGTAGCGGGGCACCTCAAGAGTGGCTGACCATGATCATGATCGACCCTATCGCCGCGCTGGAGGCCGTCAACAAGGCCGTCAAGATGGTCAAGATGGCGAGCAAGACCGCCAGCGATGTGTCCCAGCTCGGCCCGCTGCTGGGCAACTACTTTGACGCCAAGGCTACGGCCACCAAAGCTGCACGCCAGGCTAAAAAGAAGGGCGGCAGCAATCTAGGCGCGGCGATGCAGATCGAGATGGCGCTCAAGGCCCAGGCCGACTTCGAGCGCGAGGTGCAGGGGCTGTTCTTCTCGTCCAACAACATGGACATCTGGCACCAGATCAAGAAGCGCGAAGCCGAGATGAACGCCGAGGACAAGGCAGAGGCTGAGAAAGAGAAACTTGCAGAAATCCAGCGTCAACGAGAGATGCGAGAGTTCCGCGACATTGGCGTCGCGGTGGCTATTGCTGCGGTGCTGCTGGGTGGTGTTGGCTGGCTACTCGTACAGATAATCTCATGAGATGCCACGCAAGCCCGTCGATATCCACCTCATTCTCATCGACGCGATGGAGAAGTGGATCAAGGTCATCTGCTATCTGATCTTCATCAACTACGCCTTCGACTTCATCATCACCTTGCCGCCAGACATTGCTAACCGCATCTTTACCATGATCTTTCAGAAGCTAGGAATATGAAACGACCAGCAACTAACGCCAGCCGATCCGAGCGCGAAGCCTATGTCAAAGCCTGGGCGGCGATCACGATCAGCATTTTTGCCCTTCTGCTGGCCGTCAATGGCTACTATGGCGGCAGCAACTCCAGCCGGGTGCTGGGCAAGACCATCGAGGCGAACAACCTCTGGGCCTGGTATCAGGCCAAAAACATTCGTTCGGTGATCTACGAAGAGGCTGGAAAGGCCGACAAAGCCGCCAAGCAGCAAGCCGACATGACCGAGATCAGCGCCAAGGCCAAGGCCGCCGAGGCCGACCGAGACATCGCCAAGGCCCGTAGCCCTTGGTTCTCCTACGCCGGAATGGCGCTCCAACTCGCCATCGTGCTATCTAGCGCCGCCATTTTGGCGGTGATGATGCCCCTCCTCTACGCCAGCGTCGTCGTTGGTGCGGGCGGGGCTGTTCTGCTTCTCAACGCTCTGATCATGTAATGGACCCAAAGCTGCAAAAGTACTACGAGGACAGGTTTGATCTGTTCGCCCACCAGGGCTGGATTGATCTGATGGAGGACATTGACGGGATGCTTGACGCATTAAATAATGTCTCTACCATTGCGGATGAGAAAAGTCTACAATTTCGCAAAGGTGAACTCTCTATCCTGACTTGGCTAAAAACCTTGAAAAAGGTCAGCGAGGATGCATACGAGGATTTGAGTAATGCGAAGAATGTATGAATTTGTCTGCGAATGCGGGCAACGAATCGAGTCACTAGTCGGTTATGAGACGATTGGTGTCGCGTGTAACTGCGGTGGTTTAGCCAGCCGCGTTATCAGCGCTCCGGTGTTTAAGCTGGAAGGGTGGTCTGGCGCTTTTCCGTCCGAATACGGGCGGTTTGAGCGCAAGCACATCGAAAAGCTCAACGCCGAGCGCAAAGCCAACTCATAAGCCACCAGGCCGAGTTGAATCTCCTACAACCATCTTTGGCAGGAACAAAACCTATGCTGATTGACCAAGAACCCGAGCCGCTAGGCGAAATTGAGGCAGTAGAGTCGAAAGCCCAGCTCCCCGAGAAATACAGGGACAAGAGTCTGGACGACATCATTCGGATGCACCAAGAGGCTGAAAAGCTCATTGGCAAGCAGGCCCAGGAAGTGGGCGAAGTCCGAAAGCTGGCCGATGAGCTTATCAAGCAGAACCTCGGGTCGAAGCAACAGCAAGTAAAAGAGGAAGAACCGGAAGTAGACTTCTTTGAAGACCCAAAGAAGGCAGTTCAGGCGACCATTGACAAGCACCCGGATGTACTCGCCGCCCGTCAGGCTGGCATGGAGTTCAAACGGATGCAGATTCAGCAGAAGCTGGCGCAAGAGCATCCCGATTACACGCAAGTGGTCGGCGATTCTGAGTTTCAGAATTGGGTGAAGGGTTCTACCGTTCGCCTGGCGCTCTACGCAAAGGCCGATGCCGAGTTTGACTATGACTCTGCCAATGAACTGCTCTCGACCTTCAAACAGTTGCGAGGCATCAAGGCTAAACAGTCCGAGCAGGCAAGCGATGCCGGTCGGGCCAAGAGCATGAAAGCCGCGCAAGTGGATGTTGGTGGGTCTGGCGAAAGCTCAAAGCGTGTCTACCGCCGTGCCGACCTCATTCGGCTAAAAATGACCGACCCGACCCGCTACGAAGCCTTGTCTGATGAAATCATGACGGCTTACCAAGAGGGACGGGTCAAGTAAGACCCTAAATCTGGAGATTTAACATGGCTACAGCCTTTTCCCCGGCGAATAACGTCACCACCACTTCCGCAGCGAACTTCATCCCCGAAATTTGGTCGGATGAGATCATTGCTGCCTACAAGAAGAACCTCGTCCTGGCGAACGTCGTCAAGAAGATGTCCTTCAAAGGCAAGAAGGGTGATACCGTCAACATCCCCGCACCGCTGCGCGGCACCGCCAACGCCAAAGTTGCGACCGACGCTGTTACCCTGATCGCTGAGAGCGACACCCAAATTCAGGTGTTGATCAACAAGCACTACGAGTACAGCCGCCTGATCGAGGACATCGTTGAGGTGCAAGCCCTGACCAGCCTGCGCTCTTTCTACACGGAAGACGCTGGCTACGCTCTGGATCGTCGCGTCGACACCGATCTGGTGCAACTTGGCCGCGCTTTCAACGGCGCTACCGTGGGCACCGACGATTACGCGACCAGCAACACCACCACCAAAGCCTTCATCGGCTCTGACGGTACGACCGCGTACAACTCGACCAGCTCTAACGCTGCCGCGCTGACCGATGCCGCGATCCGTCGCACCATCCAGCGTCTGGACGACAACGACGTTCCTATGGACGGTCGTTTCTTCCTGATCCCCCCGTCTAGCCGCAACACCCTGATGGGTCTGGCCCGCTACACCGAGCAAGCGTTCATCGGCAACGGCGACGCTATCCGCAACGGTGAAATCGGTCAGCTCTACGGTATG